TGGCGGTCGGCTCTCTGTAAATGTCGTGGCAAATGGAGCCACTTCCACCACGGAAATGGTTCGATTCACCGCGACCGCACTCGACCTCCAAAACAACGCAGTTCTCCAATCCGGCGGGACTCAAGTCGTCTCGTCTCGAAAGACGGGATGGACGGCAGCGACCGGCACGCCCTCTCGTGCAACTTTCGACACGGCCACGGTCACCACGACGCAGCTCGCGCAACGCGTCGCAGCATTGATTGACGACCTAATCAGCCACGGCCTTATCGGAACTTAATATGAAGGACATTAAAGTTTACGCGGCGGCGATTCTGGGCATTGGAACCCCGGGAGTTAACGGGTTCTTCCAGAGCATGGGCCCTTGGCTCGAAGCACTCGTTCGCCTTGGACAAGTCGGCGTCGCCGTCGTCACGATTCTCTACATCCTACGGAAGTGGAAAAATCTTCGCAAGTCCAAGAAGGATGATGACAATGACCTCAATTAAGACTTTTGCTGCGGGGCTTTTCCTCGCTTTGCTGGTGGGCTGCGGCATCATGCCGTTGAAGCCCGGCGTCGCGACGTTCACGCGTCCTGACGGCTCGACACTCACGGTCAAGCAGCCGCAGAACCCGAAGGACAGCACGATTCAGAAATACTCCCGCACGGAAGAGCAGGGAAAGGTCACCGAGTCCATCGAGACGAAAATCGGCGCAGCCCAGAAAGACGTGGCGCGCGAGATGGCTGCGAAGCTCGGCTCGCTTCGCCCGGTCATGTGGGTTGGCGTTCTACTTTTCGTTTTCGGTCTGGCCAGCTTCCACCCGTATCTGAGAGCCATAATCGGCAGCGTCACCACAAGCTTGGTGATTTTGGCCGCGGGCCTGTTGCTGATGGTGCTCCCGACGCTTATCGTCGGGAACGAGTTGCTGATTCTGGGGGGCACGCTTGGTGTGACCGCCGTCTATATTTTCGCAATCCGACACGGAAAACTTCAAGGGTTTGTTGACGCAAACAAAGACGGCATCGACGACCGAAAACAGAAATAACATGGCCAATTGTAGCTGCAATCAGAATGTCGACGCGACGAACCACGGCTGCACGCCCTGCTCCGTCTGTCCGACGAATTCCGCCGACTGCGAGACGTTGCCGAGCGCGTTGGAGAATTTCACGAACGCCTTCTTCGGACAAGTCACTAAGACGGAGGTCAACGGCATTGTCACCTGGACGCTACCCTGTTCACTTGACGTTGGGATTGAGAACAATCCCCGCGGTCCGAACGAAGGGCTCGCGTGCTATTTCCTCCGGCTCTTCAACGACGGGCTCGTTGGGTTGACCGGTCCAAAGGGGGACACGGGCGACGCGGGCGAGAACGGGAACAACGCTTACGCGGTCACGACCAGCTCTTTCACGACCCCGCCGGAGGGGGGAACCGCGCAGTTCAACGTGATTCCGACCCCGGTGCTCGGTGTTGGGCTTGAGATTTTCCTCGACGGGCTCGGCTGGTTGGAAATCACGAACATTTTCCAGGATACCACGGTTTTTGCGACGGTCATCAAGCTCATCACGGGCTCGGCGGCTTCCATCCCGGCGGGAACGCTGGTGCTTCCCACGGGTCCCCGCGGCGTTGGCATCAAGGGGGACAAGGGGGACAAGGGCGACCAAGGCGACCAAGGAATTCAGGGCATCCAAGGCGATGCCGGTGCCACGGGCGCGACGGGCGCGACGGGCGCAGCGGGCTCTGCCGCGACAAGCTCGAACTCTGTAGTCTCCGTCTCTGGCGGCACCGACTACACGATGACCGCGTCCTACGCGAAGGTCGACTTCGGGGCAACGGACCTCGAAATCACTTTGCCGAGCGCGGGCGAATATCTGGTCCTCGTCTCGCTCCAGATGTTGAACAACTCGGGGGCTCACCGTCAGTGGGACTTCAAACTTTTCAACTTCACGACCTCCGCGGACGTGCCGGAGAGCGAAACAAGTCATGCGCTACTCGACGTAGCTGGTTCGACGGTTGAGAACCGAAACTTTTGGTGCCGCGTCGTCACTACGACGGACAACAACGTCATTCAGATTTACACGCAATCGTCCTCCGCAACTGCGACGCAGACGATTTTCCAGGAGGATTCTCGGATGGCTTACATCAAACTGTCGTGAACCATACACTCCCAAAACTACGTGATGACGCTGGTGATATTGCTTCTCCTTGCTGTCCTCGACCTGGAGGGTCGAAGGAACTTCACAAATATCACCGCACACTCCCGCCGCGACCGGTCGACTTCGAGGCGGATGACGTGCTTCAGGACGAGGATTTCATCCCAATCCTTGACGAACAAACCGGGACCACCATCTTCGACGATTTGAGGTTTTAATATGGCACGAGTATCAGATTACGACGAGCAGATTTCGCAGGTAGTGGGAAGCTATTTATTTGTGGCTGTCCCGACGGGTGAATTTGAGTCCGACGGCAGCCCGAAGTATAAGACCAAGAAACAGCTCACGAGCAACGTGGGCGCGCAGGGTCCCATCGGTCCGCAGGGCGCGGACGGTGCGGCGGGTGCGGCGGGTGCGGACGGAACCAATGGCACGAATGGAACCAACGGAACCAACGGCACGAACGGAACCAACGGCACGAATGGGGCGGACTCGGAGATGACGCGTTCCTCGACGGATTCCGTCTCGGTTGGCGTCGGCTCGAAAGTTTTCAACTACACGGTTGCGGCCACGAATCTCGGATGGGCAATCGGCACGCGGTTGCGCGCGGCCAGCGTGGGCACCCCGGCAAATTTCGTCGAGGGCTTGGTGACAGCGGTGGACAACACCCAAGTCACCATCAACTCCGACAACTTCGGCGGCGCGGGCTCCAGCGCAGACTGGAACATCACGGTTGCGGGCGACGTTGGCGCAACTGGCGCGACGGGCGCGACCGGGGCAAATGGGACGGATGCTTTTCAGATTACGGACGGATGGTGCATCGAAACTTTTGAAGACTACTCCGCGGGTTCACTTTCTGTCCCCAACGCGGGGGTTGGATGGGGCGCGGACGGACAAATCACGGGTGGCACCATTGTTTCTCGGACCGTCGCTAACGGGAAAACGGAAAACCGTTTGGAGTTGAACAACGGCGAATACATCCGCCAGTTCCATTTCGGAAGCGAGTGGCACCGAATTCAAATCGCAATTCTTTGGCGGTTCACCAGCTCTGGGAATTTCAACGCGAGCGGGGCGATTGGGCTGTGCAACGGGGCGAACTTCCGCGGGTTCAACTCCGCCAACTGCGACAATTTTTTGGGAGTAAATTATGACGGCGCGGGCTCTCCGACCCTGTGGACGGACACCGCGGAAACCGCGCTCAACTCGTATTTGCAGGCCGTGAGCACTCGTTGGGCAACTCGCCGGGTGAACACCACCACTGACCGCGGAAGCGGCGCGGGCTCCGACGGACGCAGGCATTCCCGGACGGAAGCTTATCGAACTCTAATGCTTTTGGAGTTCTCCCGCCCCGTGGCGGCTACCGTAGGGACCGCGGTCACATATTCTACCGCGATGCGGACGACAAACATCGACCGAATCAATTTTTCTCTGTCGAAGCACGTTATCCTCGACATGCTGATGGAAGCAAACGGAACCCTCGGAGGCAACTCGGACTGGGCCACGGTAACCGGGTCCTCAACCGCTCCTGCGGGGACGGTAACGAATTCCTGGTCCTTCGACGAGAGCACGGGTGTTTTCGATTCACTGAACATTAACTGGGACGACACAACTCACTTGATGGAAATCTCAGCAATTGGCGTTCGCAAGGTTTACTAATATGCTCGACCTCATCCCCACCGCAGCGGAGTTCAAACTGAAGATGGACGCGAAACGCGTTCTGTTAAATGCAGTGCAGGCGTCTCCAAAGCCCGAGGTGGCTAAGAATTTCCTGGAAGGAATTATTCGGTCACTCATTGAGGAATTCAATCGGGTCTTGATTAATTCGCCATCGGCCCCGACGGAGGTTCGAATTACGCTCGACCAGAATCAAATCGGTCAACTCGACCGCGCGGACCTGAGCCCGTTGCTTCCGCAGGTCCGAACATACATGCTCTCACTCGGCTACACCGTGAACGTTTCAAACGGAGTCGCCACAATCTCTTGGTAACTATGCCCAAAATGCCCATCGACCTCGGACTCTCCATGAAGGGGATGTCCGAACCCGCAATGCCCTCGAAGGACGAGCCACACTATCCGTCGCTCTACCTTGAATGGAACAACGACTATGATTTGCCGGACTCCGGCACCATGGTGGTGAAGTTCAAGAAAGTTTCCGAATCAAACAGCAAGGACCGTGACGGAAAGAAACGCCAGAACGTCACCCTCGACATTATGTCGATTGAGTCCGTCAAGGGCGGGAAGTCTGCGGAAAAGAAAGACGACGAAGATTCCGGCGACCGTCTCGACAGGCTCAAAGACGAGGTCGAGAAAGAGAACGCGGGAAAAGATTCTGACGGGGACTACTAAGCATGTTTATTGTCGACGACATCTGGGATGAAGCAAAGGTGATTTTTGGTCACTGCAAGGAACCTCGCCTGTTCCGGCAGATTTCCGACTCCATTCAGTTGCTCGCGAATAAAGGCGAGGTCGACCCACTCGTGGGCTTCCTCGACATTTGCGTGTCGAACAAATGCATCACTCTTCCGAACGAGGTCGAGACGGTGCTCTCTCTGAATGTCGGCGGACACCCTGCGCTTGGTCACGATGACCTGTTTTCGTTTCACCTGAATGGGCCGGGAGATTTCACCGGGTCCTGCGGGTTTGACTGGTTCAACACTGGTCGATTCCCGACCTATCGCGACCTTCCGTGCCCCGCACGGTTGATTGCGTTCCTAGACAGCCAAGAGGACGAGGGGAAAATGATTCGCGTATTCGGCTTCGACGACCAAAATCGTCCGCTCCGCACGCAGGTCAACGGCGATTGGATGGACGGCTTGCTCGTCCCCACAATCTTCGGCTACGCGCTCCCGTCCAGCTCCGACCCAGTCGTTTCACGAATCACCGGGATTGTGAAGGACCGGACCGTTGCAAACATCCGGCTCAGCTCGTTCGACAACTCAACCAGCTCTGGCACTTTGCTCGGAATCTACGAACCCGACGAAACTCGCCCAGCATATCGTCGAATCCGAATCTCTCACGGCTCTGACTGGGTTCGAATCTGCTACCGGAAACGGACCGCGGACGTTTACACCCGGAACGACCGGATTCTTTTACACAGCCGCTTGGCGTTGCTTCTAGCCATGCGCGCGGTGAAGAAATATGAAGAGAACGACGTGGGCACCGCACTCGGATTCGAGGCGCAGGCTGCACGCCTCCTTACGGAGCGAGAGTCTGTGTTGACGAACCCCGTCGGCAATCCAATTCAGGTCGAAGACCGTAACGGGCTCAAGCTCGACGGCTTCGACGACATCGACTAATGGCCCTCAACAAAGTCCAAGACGGAGACGGAATTTTTGTAGGCGGGGTAGACTCCGACCTGTATCCGCTGTATCTCCAGCCTTCCCAATACGCGCGCGGCATGAATGTCGTGAACCGCGGCGGGAAGGTGCAGTGTCGTCCCGGCTACCGCTGTATCGCGGCGTGGCCCGAAGGACGACTCCAGGGCTTCACATTCTTCAAGCCCCGCGTGGGCGCGGCCATCCTAGTGTTCATGGTGAATGGTCTGGTCTACGTGAGCGAATACCCTTACCGGGAGTTTCGTCAGCTCGAAAACCTGGAGTTCTCCACGACCGCAAGCCAAGCATATTTTTGCCAGACGACCAAGGCCGTTCAAATCAATCCCGATGGTAGTTTGCGGCTCATCGAGCCCAAAGAAATCCTCGTGATTCAAGACGGCGGGTTCACGGCGGCGGCAACGTTCGACGGAACCGACGCAGAGCATCAGAAGGGCTCCGGGAAAATCCCGGTAGGCGGACCGATGGCGTGGGTGGGCGACCGGCTCTGGGTGGCTCGTAGCAATCAACTTTTTGCCAGCGACCCGGCGGACCCCGTCTCGTTCACCGAGGCGCTCTACATCACGACCGCGGCATCGTTCCTTTTCAAGTCTGAAATCACCGCGCTCTATCCGATGGTGTCCTCGGCAGACACGTCCGCACTGCTCGTGTTTACCCGCAACGACACGTCTATGATTCAGGCAGGAATCCGCAATCGACAACAGTGGATTCAGGTTCCAAACTTTCAACGCGAGATTCTGCCAAACATCGGTTGCGTTTCGCAACGTTCCATCGTTGCGCAGGGCGGCTATCTCTGGTGGTTTAGCCGTTACGGCTTGGTGTCGTTCGACAGCGCCGCGCAGGCTTTCGTGTCCTCGACGATTCCGTATCTCGACCAGCAACTCGGCGACAGCAAAGCATATTTGTCCCCGGACCTCTCTGGCGTCGCGGGCGCGGTTTACGAAAACTACCTTTTGCTCAGTGTGCCCTATGCGAGCAAGCAGAATCTACACACGTGGGTCCTCGACAATTCGCCGATTCCCAGCACCGGACGAGTCGCCCCCGCTTGGAATTCTTTCTGGACGGGCACGCGTCCGGTTCAATGGTTCGTTGGGACCATCATGGGCCGCGAGCGGGTGTTCCACATCAGCAACGACAGCGACGGCGTCAACCGTCTGTGGGAAGCCTTCACGCCGGACCGTCTCGACGACGGTTGCCACATCTCTTGGTGGGCCGAATTTCGCTCGCACTCCGGCGGTTCGCAAGGAAAGCACAAAGAATTCCGTTACGCGGACATCTTCCTCTCTGAGCTAAAGGGCACGATTGACGTGGCTGCGTTCTGGGGCGGGACGAATCGCGGGAAGTATAAACGGATTCTGACCAAGCGAATCCTGGCGAGCAAGGGAATGCTCCGATTCGGTCGTCGTCTCACGACGAACACCCGGATTTTCGGGCTGAAGAAACAGTCGCGCTACGTCCGCACGCAAGACGCTCGCTCCGCGTCGCCTGAAGAAACTCTTTCGAGCTGCGACATCGAATCGCCATATGGTGAATGGAAGGACGATTCCTTCCAGCTTCTCGTCTGCGGTTCTGGTCCAGGTGCCGTCTCGGGGTTGCTCATGTATATGTCCGACCAGGACAAGCTCGATGACTCTGGCACCGTCGAAGAGAATGAGACGCAAGAAAGTTTCGTGCGATTCGATGGCGCGGCGACCCGCGCAGTTTCCATCGACGCGGCACAAGCTGAGTTCGAACCGGACAATTCGAGCGAACCCAAACTCTTTTTCGCCGCACGGGCTGAGTCCATCACTGCGGAGGGCTTCACTGAAGTCGGTGTGGGCCAGCACACGAGCGCAATCTCGCAGGAATGCGCGGAGAAGGTAGCCTCTACCATCGCGCGACGCAAAGCGGCTAACGCCCTGGAAGCGGTCCTGCCGAAACGCGTGAGCCAGGGAGGGATGTCGTGAACACGTTCGCCGCTCTCCAAACAGTTTCTCGCCGCGCGCTGAAGATTCCATATGAATCGCCGCTGATTTGTCAGCTCGCAGTCATCACGTCGGCGTCCGCGGCTACCGCTCTGTCGACCTTGGACATCCTGCCCATCACGCAGGCCGCGGGGCCCACGCTTGAGGCGGCGGTCCTGGAAGATTTAACCGTTCAACTGGATTGGAGCGAGGTTCCCGGGGCCTACGCATACATCATCTATCGGGCCACCGTCGAGGAAGGGCCCTATTCTGTTCAGGTATCGGGGCTTATCGCCAATACTTTCCTTGACAATCCGGGGTCTGGAACCTTCTTTTACAAGGTGACAGGTATCGAGCCGAACTTCGGTGAAACCACGGCGTCGAACATCGTTTCTGTGACCGTCCCATGAGTGACCTTTTCAAAACCAACTTCGTAATTGTCGGGGACCCGCTCCCGCCGGACTTCGACGGCGACTTGCAGGACTTCCAGGACGCGCTCATCGAGCGGCTGTCCATCCAGTCGCCCGAGGGCACGAATTTCTTCGTGTCCGGTGACACGGAACCCGCGACGAACGTTGGACCGTGGTTGAAAAATGGCGACCGCTGGTATGTTTTCAGCCCGACTGAGGGCGGATACGTCCCAATCAACATCGACGACAGCGTGACGCGCGTCTTCGTCGTCAGCCAAACCGACCCTGGCACGCCCGGCGAGGGCGACCCGGTGATTTGGCTTCGCACGGTCGGCAATCGCGCAATCACGTGGTATTTCTGGGATGGGTCCGAGTGGCGACCCGGCGGCAACCCGCCCCCGAGCGGCACCACGGCAGAACGACCCACAAGTCCGGTTGAACTCGAACAGTATTTCGACACGGACATCAACTGCCTGATTCATTTCGAGCGCGGACAGTGGCGAACCGTCTCCGGCACGCCCGGCGACATCAAGTTTGTCACCACGACCACGCTGACAGCAGCCATCACGGCGAATCCCGGCTGGGAATACGTCGGGCAGAACGACATCACGTGCCGAGGAAAAGTTTTCGGTGTCGCGACGAAGGACCCCGGTCTTTCTCCCTCGACATCTTTCCCGACGGACTCGGGAATCAGCGCGCGAGCGCAGGCGGACGCGGTCGGGCAAGAGGAAGTCATCCTTACCTCGACACAAATCGAGCAACACTCGCACGTCGTTGGTTCGGCGACCGCGCTGAACTCCGACAACAATGCATTTTTCCAACGCGTCGATGACGGGCAGGGCCCCGGCGCGGCGGACCCGGACAAGATTGAGGTCCCCGGGCCGAAGCCCCCGAACCATTTTGAGGTTCGCGGTGACGGCGGCATCAACGGGACAAAAAACGGTGTCATGCCTGACCCACCCAACGGCACGATGTTCATCACGTCGCGTCAGTTCAGTCTGGCAGCGGTTCCCGATTACACGGGAGCAGCTCTGCCGCACACCAACATGCAGCCGACGAAGTTTCTATGGGCACTGGTGAAGTTGTAACGGCTGAGCCGACGGTCTGGACGTGGTTCCTCGATTCCGAGGACATGGACATGGTCCGTCCGCTCGCGGAGACATGCTTCGCCGAGTTCAAGTATCCCGGCTCGTTTGCGTGGGAACATTTTCTGAAGTTTTGGCAGGACGTCACGGACAGCTCGAAGGGCGGAGTGCTCGGGGTGTTCGAGAAGGAGAACGAACACTGGAAACTCCGCGGCATTCTCGGGCTGATGCTCGGGGTGGACCAGTTCAGTGCGGACAAGGTTTGTCTGGTCAATTGGTGGTTTGTGATGTCTGAGCATCGCAACCATAAGTTCGGCGGTCGGCTGTTGTATAATGCAGAGAGCTTTGCTCGATTCGAGCAATGCAAACGAATCCTGATGGGCAGCCCATTCGGATTCGAGAAATTTTTCGCGGCTCACGGATTTTCTCCGATTGAGACGGGATACCACAAGGTTTTGTAATTTATGGGACAAGTTCTCGGAGCAGGCAGTTCGGTGGTCACGGGTCTTATTGAAAAAGACGCGGCTGACCGCGCATACGCTACGCAGAAGAAGGGCATCGCCCGACAGCAGAAAATGCTGAAGGAACAGTATGACCCCGAGCGGCTCAACGCGCTCGTCACCAAATATGACAAAGGCTTCCTCGACAAGCGGCTCGAATTGCAGAAGCAATACGACCCCGAGCTTTACCAGCTCCGCGAGCAGGGGAAGAAAAACCTCGTCGCCGAACTTGGCCGCGAGCCCTCGTCCCGCGAGTCCGCGCGCGTAGCCTCGAAACTGTTCGAAGAGAACATTCAGGCCGACCCGCAGCAAGAAGCTCTCAAGGACAAACTTTTTCAGGAGGCGAACGCCGCGCTACAAGCGGGTGCGACCCTCCCTCCCGAATTCCAGGCTGAACTCGTTCGGTCTGGCATCGGCGCGGCGTCCGGCAGCGGATTCTCGCTCGACAAGCGGTCGATTGGCGGTCCCGTCGCGCATGCGCTCGGTTCTGAGGCGGTGCGACTCCAGCAGGTCCGGCAGCAGCAGGCAATCAACCTCGGGCAGGCCGGGCAACAGATTCAGGACGCACGGGCGCGAATCCTCAGCGGGATTTTCCCGACGATTCAGACGGCGGAGATGTCCGGCGAAGCGCGTAGCGCAGCAGCGTTCGCCATCGGCAACGAAAACCTTCCGTCCGGCGGTCTTACCGGTCGCGAGGCTGCAAGTTTCGACATTCAAGGTCGCGAAGGCCAGCGTCAGTTGACCGGCCAGCGTTTCGATTTGAAAGCGCAGAAGACTTTGCGCGACGCAGCATTTTTGAACAACGCAATCGGCCAGATTTCCAGCTTCGGCGGACTTCTCTATGAGCCGCAAAAGTATGACACCGGATTCGGCGGAAACGCTGGCTCTCCAATCGCTGCCGCAGGTGGCGGGGGCGGAGGCGGCGGGGGCGGCGCACTCGGCGGGCTCATGGGTGGCGGTGGCGGCGGCGGAGGCGGGGTCGGAGGTGGCGGGCTGAACATCAGCTCCCTAATCGGGCTCGCGGGGTTCGCTTGCGACGAGAATTTGAAAACCGACATCACGCCGGTTTGCCCCGAGGACATTCTCATGAAGGTCCGGGAGCTGCCGGTCCGTCGGTGGAGATACATCAACCCTGAATTGGGGGGTGAGCACATCGGAACGATGGCACAGAACTTTAATCGACTCTTCCCGAACAGCGGGGGCGACGCGGCGATTCCTCTGGTGGACTTGCTTGGCGTGTTACTCGCCTCTGTCCAAGCCCTCGCGGCAAAAGTCGAGCAATTGGAGAAACGATAATGGCCCTCACTGTTCAACCGCCCTCGCTGGGAATGCAAGCCAGCGCGCCCGTCTTGGTCAAGCCCGTCGACCTGCAACCCGCACTCGACCGGCTCCACAACGCTTTCAAAGAAGGCCAAATCTCCGCGCAGGACATCCAGAAGCGCACCGAACTCGGGAACACCGACGCGGAAGCGCAGCGCAAAGAGAATGAAGCGCGCGGCGCGAAGGCCGAGCAGGACCGCATGGACCAAGAGGGTGGCAAGGGCTACGTCAAGCGCGGCAAGTTCGCCCGACTTCTCGGAATTGGCGGCGGAACCGCTCAGGCCGCACCCATTGAGCCGAAGAACGACCCGAACGCCACCCCGGCGTTGCCCGTCGACATGGCTCCGCGCGCCCCGACTATTCCGGTGCCCGGTGCGTCCACGGGACAAAACCCGACCGCGGCCCCCGGAGCTGGCAACACACCTTTTCTCGCCGCAGCTTCAGCCGATGATTTCAACCCGCTCCACGAATCGACGGACGACCTTTTGAGTCTCGTCGGCGAGGGCGGATACGGGCTGATGTCCTGATATGCCCACCGCAAATCCAAAAATTCAAGCGGCTCTCGAAGAGCTTCGCCGACGGGGCATCAACGTCGACGCGGCTCAAACCGCGGCCCAAAATCTTCCGGCGACTCCCGAACAGACCGTGAATCTTCCGGGTCAGCCTACGGGGGTCACCCCGCAGGATGTCCAGCAGCTTTATGCGGGGAGCCCGGGCCCCGGAGCGCAGGGAGCGACCCCAATGCAGGCAACCGGCGCGCAGCCGGAGCCCGACTATTCCAGCCCGCGTGTTGCGGAGCGTCAGCTCCGTTTGAAGCGAATGAAGGGTGACCTTGCGATTCAAGACGCGGTCAACGAATTGAAGCGGCGCGGAATCAATCTGCAACTTCGCACCGCTCCCGGTGTGGAAGAGGTCACCGAACGCGGCGTTCAAGAATCTGTCGAAAGCTCCCGGAAACAGGGCGACCCCGAAGCCTTCAAAGGC